TCTGTTGATGTTGTTGGAGCAAATGTAATCAGTGATCGTGTTCCTGTTGTTGGAAGAGTTGCCTTGAAGGTTGCTGTTCCAAAGTCTGTTAGTGTTGCACCAGTTGTTACTGTTGCTGTATCCATAACTGCTGTTGCAGCAAAGACTGTTGCGGTAATTGACTTACCAGACACCTTGTTGCCAAATGCATCTGTTGCTGTTACAACAATGTCCTGCTTTGTTCCAGCAGCACCTGTTGCAGGTGCAGAAACTGACAGGTTATTGATCAAGCCAGCGGTGCCTTGTACATAGTATGTTAATGTTACTGGACCATTTGTAATTACAACTGTTCCAATTGCTGTTGTCTTTGTGTATACATAAAATGTTGCAGTTGTTCCTGTACCAGTTGCAACTGTCAATGTAGAAGAACCTGAAGATGCTCCTACTGGTGCAGCAGATGAATGCAATGCAGTAACTAGTGTTGCATTAGTTGCTGTTGCTGTTACATTTGTTCCAGCAACTACTGTTGCTACCAACTGTACAACATCTGTGTTGTCAATTGTGTTGTCTGCAGGTACTGGACGTGCAATTGCAGTTGTTAGTGCTGTTCCAGCGGTTGCTGGTGTACCAAAAGCTGCGGGTGAAAGTGATGCGTTCCATGTTGTTGCTACAACTGACATGGTGTTAGCACTTGCAGGTGTTGCTACCATTGTGCCCAAAGTCATGGCTGCAACCATGGCTAGAGCGATTTTCTTAAATGAGTTCATTTAATTTATTCTCCTTATTTCCTCTGCCTCTTGATGAGAACAGAAATTTAGTTTAGATCCAATAATTTTACATGAAAGCTGCATGGATCAAATCCAGCCTCCCATTCGTCTGCCTCTTCATCTGTCATTGGTGAACCTTCATGTGTATCACAAAAAACATTTGAGATCCATTTTTTTTCTTGTCCGACAAGAAGCCAGGCTTCAAAGTCTAAATCCATTTGGACAATTCCTCTAAAAGCACGTGCTTAGGTTTTGCGCCAATGATAGTTTTTACTGGTTTTCCGTCTTCAAATAATACCATAGTGGGTATTGAACTTACTGAGAACTCTACAGGCTTAATTGGATTTTCATCCACATTTAGCTTTGCAACCCATAAATTATTTTCAGATGATATTTCATCTAAAATTGGAGACAACTTTTTGCATGGACCACACCATTCAGCCCAAAAATCAACCAAAACAACTTTGTGAGAGTTTATAGTTTCATTAAAGTTGCTATCAGTTATTTTCATTAAGTATCCTTTAGTTGGTCCGCTGCTTCATTGAATTTATTCATGAATGTTTGAATAACCCAAAATGTTGTCTCTCCAGCATTTTTGGCCATTGCTTTAGATGATTCTTCTGTGCGATCTTCGATTGCCAGTCCATTATACCATTTTTGATATAACTCTTCACCAATATCCTTAATTATTCCTTCTAGTACGGTATTTTTATCCACCGATAGCCGCCTTAATATTTATAAGCTTATTCACAGTTGCTCCATTACTTTTAACTGGAAGTGCGGTTGAGGTCATAAGAGATAGATATTGCTGATACGTAAGCCCAGGCTTTGATTGAGTTAGCTCAACGAAGTTTGCCGCAGCGATTTGTGTTGAAACAGATGTTCCAACACCGTACCCACTTGAGCCTCCTGGATAAATAATTTTCGATGTGCCTGGGGCAAAAAATGTAAGTCGTGCATTATCGTTGTTTGAATAAAATTCAATCTCACCCATATTGCTAACCGCACCAACCGATATTGCGTTTGGAACACAAGCTGGCCAATCCAGTCTAACCTTATCTCCATTATTGCCAGATGCAAAGAACGGTGCTATTCCCTCAGCAGACATCTTTGCAATTGATCGAGTAACATCGGCATTGTTTGGGCAATAATTGCTCCCGCCAAGCAAGTTATGGTGTCCTTGTGCCATAGCAACCGCCTTGATATTAAATCTACTTTTGTTAGCAATAACCCATTCTAAAGCTTTTGAAACTTCTGCTGGACCAGTAGACTGTCTTTGACCAAAAACGCTGTTACCAATAATTCTTACAAAAACTATTTGCATATTTGGATTTGCTTCTAGAGCAGCGGAAACCATTTGTGTTCCATGGTTAAAGTTTCTGCTAGAAAGCAAATTCATTGGAAGAGATGTGGATCCTGGGCCTTCCATAAAATCTTGTCCATTAGGGCAAGACTTCCACTTAATGATACAAACTTCGTGAGCAATTTTTCCCTGAAAAGCTGGTATTGTTGAATCAAGGGCTGTGTCTATGATTGCCAAAGTTGGCACGGTAGTCGTAGAAGACTTCAATGCAGCATGTGATGCTGTTGGGATAAGCACTATTAATGTTGTTAGTGCAGCTATTAGTTTTTTGTTCATGGCTTTATTCTACTAAAATGCCACTGGTATGTCAATACCCTAGTCTACCTTCTTTTTATACCACTTTCCAGCATCCATATCTGGAACTGTTACCTGATTTTGATTTAATAGCATTTCAATTGCTGTAAGTGCATATTCCATTTGAAATTGTGTACGCAAAAGCTCCATCTCAAGAAGTCTTAATCTTTCTGATTTTCTCATTATTCCATATTCTCTCTATCAACTAATGTTGGTGCTGTTGCAATATTTCCGCATGAAGCACATAACATATCTAAGAAATAGGTTGCTATCTCATAGTTTTCAAAAACTGTTTTAACGTACCATATATTAGATCCACATACACATGTATGAGTTGGAGTACCTCGTAAATCTAATGCTGTTGGCTCTTTTTCTTCTTGTGCCAGATCTTCTTTATCAAATATCAAAACTTCATATTTATCTAAAAAGTTTTTAGCAGCAGATGCTGATACTAAGCTCAGTATTAGAATAGATATTCTATTTAGCATCTTCATACAATTAATTATACTCTAAACCTGAATATATGTAAAGGGTGGTGCTACTGACATTGAAAATTCTGATGCCGCCTCTAAAGCTAGCTTTAATCTCATTTTAGGATTCTTTTGATTCTTTGTTGCATGCAGTGCTCCTAGGGCAAACATTCCGCCTGAGCCTTCAGCCATATAATTAACTACATTCTCGCCAACATGAAAGTCTTCATCTACAACAAAGATTCTTCCTTCTAGTCCTACTATAAAGATGCCGCCAGTATCTTCATCTGTTCCGCCAATATCTCCAAAACCATGATCCTTAAATGCCACCTTAACGGAATCAATAAACTTAGTTCTCATAAACTTATCTAAGCCTGAGTTGGTTTTTGTTGGAGTATACTTTGGCGGCGTCCAGGAGTACTGAAGGATCTGCCCCATCCTAAAGCTATCTGTAAAAGCAATACCATACTGGCCAACCTTAAAGCACTTTGGTTCTTTTCTAGACATAACCCATCCGCTTTTATCATCTGATGCGGCGTGGTCGGAGCCCATATATACGGTTCCATTTTGAGCTATAGCAACAATACAAGTCATAGTAATAGTATACTATTTATAAATTCGTAGTGCTAGCCTTCATTTATATGTATCTGAATATGAGACAATTTAATTAAAGTTTCTTCTAATTCTGCTTTAACCTGAATTAATTCCTGAATAGCCTCGTAATACTTATCTTTCCATTCATGCAGATCTTTTTCTAATTGGTATAGCTTAATTTCAAGATCTTTTAATTCTAATTTAAGGTCATTTTGAATTTTTTCTTGTTTACGTATAACCTCCCTTTTCTTTTCTCTTAAAGAACTAAAAAGGGCAGTACCAAATCCGCTTAAAATTGAAACAAGGATAGTTATGAATATTTGATAAGATTCGAATTTCATTATTACATAATTATACCGTATAAATGATTATTAAACTAGTAATTCAGACGCAGATATATCATTTCCAATATATCTCTTTTTTACTATAAATTCTCTTACATATTCAGAACCCATCTGTCTTCCAGATAAAATTACTACCCATCTAGGCTCTAATCTAGACGCTATGCATGTCTCGCATACTAAAAGATTTATTGGCAAAAGCGTCGATCTTCTTAGGTTTAGCTTATTTTTATTCTTATTACATGAATAACATAATATTTTTTCCATTACTTTTCTTCCTCAACATGCTCAAAAACTATTTCATCTACTATAACGAAATCTTCGTTTTCTAGTATTACTTCGTATTCCACATCATCTTTTTTATATTTTACAGTTGATGCAAATGCTCCTAGCTTATCTATTGTACCAAAAACACCCTCGTGGTTTATATAAGCTATAACTACCCTATCATAGTACTCTTTCACTTGGTGACCCCTCTAGTTCGCATCTTACTCCATATGACTCTATTAACTTCTTTACCTTGTTAACATAATCAATAACCATTTCTTTCTTAGTACCTTCATACTGTAAAAAATTGTCTTCATAAAGTCTTATTGCTAGAAAATCAGGATACATCACTATGTCCATCAATAAATCAAAAACTGGCTTATTGATTTCTCTAACCTTCTGAGCCATTTCTTTTGTGTAAAATACTGGCTTATTAGGCTCACCGTTCCACTGATTTATTCCGTGCTTAAAATGATTTTTGTCTTTATCAATAAACATTTTTCTTTTTCAATCTCTTCCATGTTTCTTGGTCTTTGTGAGTATTACGTGATTTATTTATTGATCCCGCATTTAAATAAACTCCACCCCACACACCGTACTCTTCATTTTCAACACCAGACTGATAACACATTGCTATGACTGGGCAAGACAGGCAAGCTTCATCTATATTTTTTGCTACATTAACATCTGACTCATATTTATCGTAAAAAAGATTTGTGTCCATTCCTCTGCATAAACCTAGGTGCCACCATTCAAAATCTTCTTGATCTACTCCTAAATCACTTAAAATATTTGACATAGCGCTTTGGCAGCTTCCATAAACCATCTTCGTTGACAGGAATTATTTCTGCCAGTCCCCACTCTTTTCTAAACATTCCTTTTTTATCAGAGTAACCAGATGAATTTTTATTCCATATGACTAAATTGTAGTTATCCCAAAACGGATCTTGTGTTTTTGATTTGGCTCTATTTATAAATATGTCTACGCCTAAAGGTGTGAGAGTAAGCATTTTTTCCTATCAGTATGTCCGCCTGATGAGTGTAATGTGGATATAAATTGATATAGCCGCATGATACTATATTATTATACAGTAATTCATACGGCCATGTCAATCTACTTTTGAGATATTTTTACTATACTAACCTTTTTAATTTCATCATCTAAATTAAATATATCATGCACATATTCAGACGCATCCTCCTGGTTAAAGGCTTCTACCTCTATTTCAACATCTAATTTAACTTTATATGTGTTCATAATATAAGTATAGCATTTTTAAGCTTTAGGTGCTCTGGATGATTTAACTTTATCAGACAATTGACGCTCTTCAACTTCAACATCTGCTACAGTTTTTGCGCCCTTATCGACAGTTGAAAATGCTGCATTAATTTCATCTGCTGTTAGTCTGCCGTCGTCCATAAATGCACGAGCAAGCTTCTCAACTACAGCTGCAACTGCTGTTAATCCAGCAACTGTTATAGCTTTTGCTGTTGAAATTCCAGCAATTGCTCCAGCTCCAATTACGGCAAGTCCGTTAGCAGCAAATACTGCGACTATTCTCATCAATATATTTTTAATATTTTTTACGCTATTCATTATTTATCCTTTCTTAACGGTATTGTAATTAGCCAGATTACTGTTGTTGCAAGCACTGCAATACCAACAATATCCCTTGCTGATCCCGTCAAAGTTAGCCATGCGATGAAGAAGCCTAGGAGCGTAAAGGCCTGTGCAATTACTTCCACTCCTGCATCTTTTAGCCATGTGAAGAATCCCTTCACAACCTTTTTGATTATTTTCATATTATCTCCTCATCCCAATCATTACGTTTGCAATCTGTGAAACAATGATTACTGGGATAATGACTTCCTGGGCTTTTTCTCTCTGATCATCTGTCATGTCCATACCCAATTCAGAGAAATTGGATAGGAGTTCTAATGGGTCCACTGCAAATATTGCTCCAAGTGGGTCTGCTAAGAATGCTTCTGTTTGTACTTCTGTTACTGCATCTGCTAATGTAAATGGCATTGGGGTTTCTCCTGCATCCCCTGCTCTTTCTGCGAACTCAACAAATGCTGAGGCAAGCGCTGGGTTTTCTTTCATCTGCTCAGCAATCTTTGCTACTTCTGTAGGAGCAATACCAAGGTCTTCAGCAATTTCTGCCTTTGCTTCTTGTGTTAACGACTTAAGTGTCTGACTAACTGCTGCTACCTGCTCTGGTGAAAGTTTAACTAATTTGTTATCCTTGCTTGTAAGATTAGCAATAACTCCAGATAGATCTTCTGCTGTTCCTGTACCATTTTCAGGAATAAGTTCAGCCAACTCTTCATCTTCTATTTCAGGATTAGTTGTTGGTTCTGGTTCAGGAGTTGGTTCTGGTTCTGGAGTTGGCTCTTCTGTAGGCTCTACGACTGGCTCATCTGTTGGTTCTGGTTCAGGTGTAGGCTCTTCAGTTGGCTCTGGCTTAGGGTCTTCTGTAGGCTCATTTGTAGGCTCTGGAGAAGGCTCTGGTGTAGGTTCTTCAGTAGGTTCCTCTGTTGGCTCAGTTGATGGTTCTGGAGAAGGCTCTGGGGTAGGTTCAACTGTAACCTCTGGTGTTGGTTCTGGCTGTGGCATATTTGCAAGGGCAGTGGCAATAGCAGCATTAATTCTTTGCTTTTCTTCAAAATCCCATTGAGCAGCGTACTCTTCTTCAGCAGCAGTAATGGCATCATTCATATTTTCAATTGCATTATTGTATTCTTCAATAGCACTATCTTTTGCTGCTAATGTCAAGGCAGTGTTTAATTGTGCAATCTCATATGCCGTCTCTGCTTGATCTTTTTCATCTTGTGCTAATTCTAAATCATTCTGTAAGCTATTTAATGTTGCAGAACCTTGTGTATATGCAAGTGATCTGCTGTTGTATTCTTGTTGCGCTGCATTCCTTGCTTCAAGTGCCTCGTTATAATCATTTATCTGCTCCTGAGTTGCCCCTGGACCAGAAGAAAATGTTCCAAGATTACAACTAAAATTTTGTCCCCAGACTCTTGGGTCTCCAGCATAGTCACAACCTGCACCAGTCATTCCACCAGGAATTGTCCAACCAAGATGATAGGAACCTGGGCCTCCACCGTTATACCACCATATCTCTACATCTAAAGTCTTATCTTCGCTTACATCATACGTTGGGGACCAAGCACTCCATCTTACTCCCTGCTCTACCCAGTTGTTAACTGCAAGATTTCCATCAATAAACATTCTAAAGCCATCGTCTGTATACCCTGCAAACGCTACTGTTGTAAACCATGACGGAACTGTGATTTGTCCAGTAAACTTAACTATAAAGTTTTCATATCTATTATCACAAACTGGAAGGCTCATATAGTTTGAGTTCCAAGTACCAGAACAAATTACACCGCTTGGCACTGCTATACTAGGGAATACTCTTGCCAAATGATAAACAGTATATGACAAACCTTGTCCTCCAGCAGATTGCATATTGGACTGTGCGGTTTGAAGATTAATGTTTGATATATTTAGTGCTTCTTGAGCAGAGTTCTTTTCATTAAGTGCTATTTCTACTGTGGCTGTCTGCCCATCTACTGCTGATTGGGCTGTAGATACATTTAATATTTTTTCATCAAGGGTGGAAAGAGCATTGGCTTCTGTTTCCACTGCCTCGTCATACGATTCTTCTGCTGAGGTTTTGTTATCCCTGGATCTTACTGCAGCCTCATACTTATCCTGTGCTACATCAATAAGTGATACTAGTTCAGCGCTATCATTAAGGTTTGAAACCTTGTCATTTAGGGCTTCTATCCTCTGAGCACCTATTGTTAATGGATCGTCTCCATTTGCAGGGGCAATAAAAAGCCAGCTGAATGCAAGAGAGATTGCAGCTGTTATTCTAAATAATTTACCCTTTTTCAATTATAACCCCTACATAACAAATTTTGTTATGTAGTAATTATACCCTATTTAGGATTATCAGTTTTATAAAATCCGTTACCCTTAAACTGTATTCCAAATGAACTGAAGTGTCTTACCATATCAGCTTCACACTCAATACATGTATATCCTGGATCATTTTCGCTAATTGATCTATTTACCGACATGATTGCATGTGCTTCATCGTATGAGCACTTATATTCGTAAACTGGCATTATTTATCCTTAATATTAATGAGCATTTTAAAGACTTGCTCAGGTCTGCCTTCGGTAGCGAATCGAAGATTATTTAACCTTAATTGTTTTAGGCTTTTTTTCTTCTGGAACTATTCGATCTACATTGATATGCAACATACCATCTTCAATCTTTGCCCCAGTAACTTCCATATATTCGCCAAGTGCAAATGTACGTGTGAACTTTCTAGACGCGATTCCCTTATGCAAGTACTCTCCGTCAGTCACTTCCTGAATCTCTCCAGTTACAATTAGAGTGCCATTGTTTACAGATACGTTTATATCGTCTTTTGTAAATCCAGCTACTGCAATTGATACTTGAAAAGTATCTTCATCTAACTTTAAAACATCATATGGAGGATATGTTTGTCTAGCTGCTGTTTGATGCACGCTATTTATTCTTTCCAAATCACGATTAAAGCCTATAAAAAATGGATCTCTAAAAAGATCCATAGCAAATTGTGTTACCATTTTATTTCTCCTTTTAAGCAAGTAATATGGCCACCCCCATTTGGCAGGTGACCATATTATTATACCATCTAGGTAACTAGAAATGCAACTACTTTTTTGATTTCGCTCTTGCCTTTGCTAAAGCATCAAAATCCTTTACCTTAGTGTCTCCCATATAACCCCATGCGTGTCCATCAATAATCATTTGTTCATTAATAGACTTTTCTGATCCGTCAAGGAATACCCAGCCCAAAATTCTTCCATATTTTTCTGAAGAGTCCATCTTTTCTGTTTTAATTACAATAGTTTTTGCTGAGTCAATTGATTTTTTTAAATAGGCTTTTGCTTCTAAGCCAAGAGCTTTTTCCATTTTATCTGTAGTTCTACTTTCTGGTGTATCAATTCCAGCTAACCTAACTCTTGAGCTAAATGAGATATCAAATCCTAGATCTATCTCTACATCTATTGTATCTCCATCAACAACCTTAGTAACTTTTTTTACATAGTATTCAAACATTACTTTGTTGCTGCTGGCTTTCCGCCGCCACCCTTTGCTGGCTTTGCTGGTGCTGCCTTTTTAGCAACTGGCTTATCTGTCTTTGGTTTAACTGCTTGACCAAATGCTGGACGTCCAAATCCAACAATAAAGACTGGCTGGCTCTTGCGAAGCTTTGAACCGTTCTTCTTCTTGTATGCACGATTCTTAAGACATGCTTGTCCACCATTTCTCTGATCTCCCTTTTTATCTGGGCTGGTGTTTCCTTCTGCAACATCGACTGTTCCATCTGCATTAACTGCAGTAACAATTCCTACATGAGAAATTCTATCGACACCATCGTTTGGAAAATCAAAATAGGCTATATCCCCAACTGCTGGTGTTGCTGTCTCCACTGGCTGCCATGTGCCTGCTTTAATAAATGCTTGTGCACCTGCTGGAGTGTAGACTGTGTTTGGCATCTTTACGCCAGCTTCATTTGCACACCACATTACATAACTTCCGCACCATGGTTGGAAGTTAGACTTTGTAAACTTACCGTACTTTGTCTCGTTATCTTTTGGACCTTCAATGTATCCAATTTCCGCTAATGCTACCTCTACTAATCTTGCTGCTGATCCTTGTACTGCTGCCATTTTAATTCTCCTAATTCTTATTAATTTATTAGCACTCAAATAAAGTAACTCTTATGCCATCTAATTTATACTACAATTATACCATTTAAATATTTGTCTATCTAATTGAATTATTGACATGCAAAAGCTTTATGGAGTCAATATTTACGTGACTTGGCATTGACGCTGACCATCTTACCGCCTCCGCAACATCTTCTGGTGTGAGACTGCTGGCTGGATCTCCGTTGCCTCTGCTATTTACATTGCCAGGGGCTATTTCTGTAACCCTTACTCCAGTTCCAACCAGTTCCATTCTCAGCAACTCAGACAGTGCGACCTCTGCATGCTTTGATACAGTGTATCCAGATCCATTTTTATATACAAAATGTCCGCATGTGGATGTTATAAAAATAAAATGACCATTTTTATTTTTAATCATTTCTGGAAGAAATGCTTTAGTTATATATACTGGAGCCAAGACATTAATTTTATATGAGTAGTCCCAGCTTTCAATTTGATCATTTAATACTGATTTATTAGTACCGCCGCCTCCTGCATTATGCACAACAACGTCGATTTGGCCTACCTCTTTTACCAATATGTCTAATGATTCTAAGTTAGTTATATCCAATGAGTAGGTCAATATATTGCTGTAAGACATAGAAAGTTTTTTTAGCTCTTCCTGACTTCTTGCAACAGCTATGACCGTGTGCCCTTCTTTAGCTAAAGACTCACAGATCGATTTACCTATTCCAAAGCTAGCGCCCGTTACCAATATTCTTTTCATAATACAACCTTTCCATATTTGTGCCCTTAGCAGGATTCGAACCTGCGACCAGTCGGGTAGAAACCGAATGCTCTGTCCACTGAGCTACAAAGGCATTTTGCTAGTATATCAAAAAATATTTAAACTGGCTATAGCTTTAGTGAACGCATCTGATATGTGCTTGTGCCTGTGAGAACCCCAATGCATGTCCCAGGGACCACTTTTCCTATCAAATCCCATGTGAAATATATAAGGGTCTTTTTCTAATAAATCTTGGTGGCACTTTATTTCAGTCCTTGTACCGTCATTTGAAAGCTCATAATAACTTTCAATAAGCTCATCAAAGTTTCTGTGCCACATATCTTGCTGTAAGTCTATTAAACCCTCAAGTCTATCTGGATTTCTTTGTTTTATTATATTAAGAGAATGCATATTAAAAGCATCATATGTCGACCAAACAAAATTAATACCATTTGATTTACAATACTGCTCTAAAATATTGATTGACATCATTGATAAGTAGTAGGATGTGTCTGGCTGTATTATATTTCTTATATCTGTTGGCATTTTAATTATTTTTGGTCCGTCCATCTCTGTATACAGATTTTGAACATTTTCATAGTATCTATCTTCATCTAGAACATAATCGTCGCCAGCTTTAAGAAGCTCATGTCTAGCATAATCGTATTCGCTATAACCAAATTTATAGTTTTTAATTCTAAAGGTTCTGTAAAAACTTGGGAATAGACATGCTACTACTTTGGGGTTTCCATATATCCTAAAATGCTCAAATAAATTAGATACTGTGAACATAACAGATGCCCCTGGAACTCCTAAATTTTGATGAGAAACTTTAAAGTTTTCAGATACAATTTTATTCCACAAATAATCAATCGGTATTCCAGATCCATATGTAAAGGAGCAGCCAGAAAATAATATCTCTGGGTTATTCTTGAACTCTTCTGATCTAAACCCTTCGGAATTTAATTTGTAATGTTTTTTATAGTCAGGATCAATATTTTTAGGATTCTTCATCCCATTTAAAAAAAATGAATCTATGGCAGCGGTGTTAAAATGATAGTTTGAATTAGGAGTCTCCCATTTAAGGTATTCATCTAAGTCCATCAGTATAAATACCTTTCTTGTTTTTTATCTTTTTTAAATATTTTTTTTAATTTAAAGTAAACATTGTATGCGTAATATCTAATTAACACTACTTTTCTTCTTTCTTGATTGATGTAATTATAGTATGATTATATTTGGCTTGCCAGTTTAAAATATCTTGAGAGTCATTCAGCAACGGCTGACCCTTTATGTTTAAACTAGTGTTTAATAGAACTGGTACGCCAGTATGCCAATACCACTGCCTAAGCAAAAAATGTAACTGTGGGTGATCGTGCTCGTTAACAGTCTGAACCCTAGAGGTTCCATCTACATGCACTACCGAAGGAATCTTATCTGGCTGCTTACATTTAACTGAATACTGCATATAAGGAGTTGATCTTGTTGGCATCTCAAACCACTCGTGAGCAAAATGCTCAAGAACAATTGGTGCAAACGGCCTAAATAGTTCTCTCTGCTTAATCTTATTTACTTCATTTTTTATATCAGGATCTCTTGGGTCTGCTAAGATGCTTCTATTGCCAAAAGCTCTTGGGCCATACTCTGCTCTTCCAGCTGCAACTGCTGCAATTTTATTTTCTTTTAGCTCTTGAAAAACTTTATCTATAGGCCAATTTTGACCAAGGTCTGTTCCTAAATACGGAGTCTTCCAATTAATATGTTTGCCATACAAAGCAGCGGCTGCACCCAATGAGCTTCCAGCATCACCAGGATTTGGCATTATCCAAATATCATTAAAAATTTTCCACAGTGCGGTATTTGCAGAACAATTTAAAGCACATCCACCCATAAAAACTAAATTATCTTTGCCAGTAATGCTTTTTGCCATATGCATAAATTCCATTAGCCTGCTTTGATAAACAACTTGTACAGATGCGGCAATGTCAAATCTATCTTGATCTGATATTACATCGTTCCAGTCGGTTATTCCTTTGTGAAAGTTGTATTTTTGCTCATAATATGACGGGAAGTATTCGACAATTCTTTTTAAATATTTATTAGGGTCTCCGTATCCAGCCATCCCCATCATTATATACTCTTCTTGATTTGGCATTAGTCCAATAAGCTGCGTAAATGCAGAATAAAAAAGTCCAAAGCTGACTGGATAATTTTGCTTATATTTTAATTTTACCTTATCGCCTTCGCCAGACCAAATTGTAGATGTATTGTACTCTCCGATTGCATCAATAACTACAATTACCGCATCTTTAAATTTGCTTGTGTAATAGCCAGCACAAGCATGTGAGTAGTGATGGCTAAAGGATTTTCTTGGAACTCCATCTATATTAAATTTTGGTTTCCATTCACCAGCTCCGCCTTTTAAAAATAATCTAGATGCTTTTAACAACGGCTTCTCGTAGTATGCAATTTTATCTGGAAACCCATATTGTAAAGCATCATCGACTAGTTCTTGATTTACATACCAGTCATTCTTATTCTTGCTATATCTTTCAGCATGCCCAGCAAATAGTATCTCTCCGTCTTTTATTAAGGATACGGATGCATCATGAGAGGTCTCATTGATACCTAAAATGATCATTGCATTTTTCCAATACTAAAGGCGTTGGGATTGAATACCCCAACAAAAATATTAAAAACTATCCTCTATTAAGAATAATTTTTATTTGCTTACGAACTTCCATGTCTGCATGAGCTTTGTCATTATAGACACCAATTACGTTATTGCTCTTATCTAAAACTGACCAGCCTGGCTGACCATTAAAATCTTTTTCTATCTTAAACATATTTCCTCCTACAGCTATATAAGTATACATAATTATACCATCAAAGCTATTGATATGTGGCAAACGCCGTACGTACTATATCTTAAAAGATTCATAGTGCATATTTAATGAACTTAAAATATCTTTATCAGACGCTATGCCCTTTAAGTTAATCCTGTATACATCATGGTTTAAATCTTGATTATAATAAAGATACGTTGTTCCTAGCTGACTAACATCAAGCTCAATAATCTTTGTGCCACTTTTACAAAAAATTGTCATTAGCATTCCAGTACCTTGGCATCCCGCAACATGGGATGAGCTTTTCATAAGATGTATCTGATCTTGTGGGGATAGGTTTTCAAGACACACTGAAGTATAGCCCTTTTCCATAAAATATTTTTCTATTAAATGTTCTTTATCGTAGTACCTGTACTTGCTTTCAGGCTCTGCATTTCCATCTTTATGTCTTTTATTTGCAAGTGATCTGGATACATATATTTTTTTACTGCTCTCTATATCAAAGTCATCCTTAAATTTATTGGTTAGCCCAGGTAATCCATTTTTCTGAACTACTCTTAAATTAAGCTCTCCATAAGGATTTCCATTAGCTCTTACCCTATGGATAATAGACATCTCTTCAGAATTAACAGAATAAAAATCTAAAATTTCATAACTAAATATAGATTTGTAGCTGCCTTCTTGAAAAATAAAATAAGCATCTTTTATAAGCAAGTCGTCTTTATCTAAGTCAAATAGCTCTTCGAATCCAGAATACTCATTAAATATGAATTCGCTAAATTTAGAATGCTTGTAATAATAATTTTTAAAAAATAATATTTTTATTTCTGGAATAAATTTTTTTAAATACTCATATTGAAGCAGGGTGTCGGTGATTAAATGGTGAGGCCTATCATCTAAAAAAGCGATAAAAACTTTATCTGATATTATTTTTTTATTGCTTTCTATATTGTTTGTTAAATTTATATCTTTAAAATTAGTACATCTTGGCGCTCCATCTGGAGCATCATTAAAAGTCTTGTAATTAATCTCACTAAAAGATATCATTATCTTTACATTTCAATAAAAGTTTTTTCAACAATTTGCTGAACATACTCTGAAAAATGTTTTCTAACATTTCCAGGAGGCCTTGATCCTAAATCTGTCCATATTCTTTTATACTCTATAATATTTGCAAATGTGGTAGGACATACAACTACATCTCTGTACTCTTTTAGTATTGTAGGTAGCGGAACATGTTTGCCGCAGCATTTGCACTCTTTAGCCTTTTCTTGATACGTACTCATATTATTAACATCCTGTCCATTGAATCTTTTAATTCTTGTGGCATTCTTGGTGCCCTAACCATGTTCTGAACATATTCAATCTCTTTACTTTCTCTATCATTTATCATAGAGCTATATGTGTGTATATCTATTTCTTCATTTCTTTCAAATCTAGTTCTGCTTATTGCATTATATATTGAACCGCAAACTGCGTCAGCTAAGTCCTTAGAACCCTTTCTTGGGTGGTCGACCTTGTCACGCATTATTTTTAGCTGAAGCAATTCATCAATCAATAAAGGTATTCTTGGCCCTATAAGTCTTTCTTCTAATACGATCATAGCCATATCATCGTAATGTTTTTTAGCAACTGATAATATTTCAGTATTGATTCCGTATTGCTTTAGCTGCTGCATCATATCATGAGAGTTCCATCTATCAAATGTGCAAACACGAATCTTAAACCCCATGGTTCTTAATGCCAGTATATAGTCTTTAACTTCTGTAAAGTCTACAGACTTATCTGCTGTTGGAGTCCAGTACCTTACTGCATCAACTTCAACAATTGGTGCTGGCTGAGAATACTCATTAGTTATCTTTATGTTGACCCATTTTTGAACATGAGCTAAAGAAACGGCACAATGGTCATGTTTTTGAGCTAAGTCAACATGTATAAAATATTCTTTATCTGGATCAGGTGCAAACCAGTTTTCAAATCTACCGAAGTTGTCTATTGCTACAGCCGTATTTCTAAATGCAGATTCAATCTTTTCTCTTGATTTAAAGAATGCATCTATGGCTTCGGCTGGCATGCATGCAAATCTTCCTAGGGCATCCGATGGATTCTTATAAAATGCTACCTTAAAATCTTCTATAGATCTAACTGGGTTTACTTCCCAAGTAGGTCTTTTAAGTGCGTACATCTTGGGATACTTGTAAGAAATAATGTGATCTTCTTCCCATTCAACATCAAACTCATTGCCCTCTGTTCCGTCTGGAAGATCATCGTCTAGCTTGAAATGATGGGTCCTCACAACAGTTTCTTTTTCAGCGACTACGTCATCGTATCTTTGTTGTATATAATCATTCTTGTATCTTGGAAAAGAAAGTAAAATAACTTTGCCAAAGTCTGGGAAACGTGAATCTACGGATGCTCTATACATGTCATAAATTGCAGAACCAGTTTTTGCCTGCTCGTGACCAGTTGTATTTTCAATTGCAAAGCCAGAAATTTCGTCGAGAATAATTACAATAACATTGTAGCCTTCCCAAGCTTCTCTTTCAGAGTGACCTGAATGAACAGTAATCGCCTTATCAAACTTAATCTCAGATGCTTTTGCCTCATACCTACCAACAAACCATGGCGATTTATCTATTCGTGTTTTGAATCCTTTAAAGAAAACATTGTTTGCCTGTTGAGAGTTAATAGCAATGTTAATGATATCAATCGAGTCACCAGGAGGCTTTCCGTAATATGTTGCTGGGTCTTTTAAGCACAATAGTAAATAAACTATATAGGATACCGCAATTGTAGAGCAGTAATCTTTTCCAGAACCCTTACCTAGTTGAGCCACAACCTCATTGGCTGTTTGCTTAAACATTCTTTTGCCTTCTTCTTCGCCAAACAGCTTAATCAAAGTTGATTCTTTATATATTTGAGAACTTTTTTCAATTAATGTGTACTGGTATTCTGAAAGAGGAGGCAGCCCTAAATAATCTGGGCTTTGTACAAATGTTCGTAAGTCTACTGGCTTTTCTTCAAACTCTTCGCCGTCTAAAATATCAATTAAATCATTAAAGTTAAAATCCATTAAACTGGTACCTTTATTTTTTTATAAATATGATTACTATAAGAATATCTTTTTTCAGAAATAACTTTTTTAACTCCATGAAGGCATTCTGGAGATGAGCTATGAATTACTAAATCGCCAGGATTTGGAGAATATTCTATCCCTTGAGTTGGATAATATATTTCTCCTCCTTCAAATTTATTAAAGTAAACCACAGTTCCATATATAGATAAATCTTTTTCTTCATATGGCATTCCTTCTACGTATAAAGATGCTTTTTCTTCTATTTCTGCAAAGTCGTGAACGTCTGCATGCTCGCCCCATGAACTTCCTTCCTGCATTCTTACGGCGCAGGTGCTTGGTCCTAAAAACCATCCTTCTGGGATTAAAGATTCAATCTTTATCCTTACCTCATTAACATTGCTTATTGGGTCTGTTCTTTTCATTACATTTTCAAAATACGGACTGTCAGATACCCATTTATCTTCTTCCAGTAGTTCTAAAAAATTTACAATATCATTGCACTGATCTAAGCTTAAAAAATTTTCATAAACATAAATGTCTTCACCAATTTTTTTAAAATTATTAAACATTTACTACCTCATCTGATTCAATTACAACTGACTCAACTATACCAGTTATTTGAGAAAGACGTTTTGCAACCTCCATCTTACACTTAGGGCATGATGAAGTTACCTCTTTTAATATCTTTACAAGGACTTCCTGCTTTCGCTCTGTCTCTGCAATCTGAGAAGCAATTTCATTATTTTCAAGCACCCCGACCTCTTGCAGCATGCCTATTCTCTTGCCCTCAATGTCTGCTATGAGCTTTAATGCTCCAGCCTTTACATTTAGTTGGCCAGCCTGATCTGCGTCCTCTACGGTCTTCCAGGCCTCTTTGATGAGCATTGCATAGTGCTGGTCTGCGCCCAAGATTGCTTCTTTGGCACGGTCTCTAAGGCTGCTATCATTGTGAACAACACTCTTCCACTCATCAATAAACTCAACAACTTCTTTACGAGAAAACCCTGTAATACTTGCAATTTGGGTAGCACTGTTACCCTTAAGTAGTTCTTCAACCACCTTGTTCATTCTATCAAAATGTTGTGCGAGTTCTATTTCAGCCATAGATTTATTATACTTCTAGTTGACTGAAATAGCAAGTTTCTTAGCAATTTTAAGTAAGATTAAATAACCAATCATATCGTCAATATCATTGTCTCCTGCAAAACCTGAGCCATTCTTGATCCTATTAATTTTATCATCAATTCTGATCTTAATCTGCTCTTGATTATCTGCTTGAGAGAATATGCGAATAGGAGATAATGCTGAGTCTCCATATGATATATTTTTTTTAATCAGCATCTCTGCAATTTCAAGGCACTCTACTATAATTTTATGTCCAGATGGTGCATCTGTTGCAATCAGTTGCAAATCTGTAACCCATGATTGATAGCTATCCTTATTTGGATAATCTGTTCCCGCCATTATTCCATCTCCTTGTATAGTTGCTTAAGACCTTTTAGTGTTCCTATATCCATATACTTTCCGCCTGGCCTCACAGCCCTGATATCTAAACTCATATCAATCCATTCCTGTATTTGTTTTCCTGGATGCTCTAAATCTGGATCAATATATCTTACCAAATTTTTGCGGAATAGCATAGTTCCCCACATGTTTGGATAGTCGCAATTATTTGTTTTATCCATAGAAGAAACAACTTTATCTCCAGATAACAATACTTGCCCAACTCTACCCTTTAACTCTTCACTACATTCCCATACACCTAAAACAAGGTCTCCAGGAACCCTATTCATTTCTTTATAGATATTATTTTGTGCTCCATGAATATATGTGTCTGGCATTCCAACTAAAACGGTATCGTTATAATCTCCTACCATAAACTTTACAGCATCTGACATAGTTGATGGCTCACGAACTATTAGCTTGATATTCATATCCATATTCTGGATAATTGGAACCCATTCAGCTCTAGTTGAAACTCTAACCTCGTCACAAACTTCTAGCATTTGCTCAACGTGCCATTGCAAAAGAGATCTTTCATCTGAGATGGGCAGGCAAAACTTAGGTATGCCGCCTACACGTGAAGCTTTTCCTGATGCAGGTAAAATTCCTATTGTTGACATCACTTATCCCACTCATGAGGATTAAATCCATTAGGGTATGACTCATTAACCATTGGATCTTTTTTCCATGCAATCCATCCAGCTTCTCTATCATCGCCCCAATACAAATGAACTACATCTCTATCGAGTAAGCGCCTTGCTTCTTCGCCATTTAATATCTTTACATTATTATTTTTTAACCAGTCCATCTCCATAAGCTCTGGTGCCCAATCATTTAAATGTTTTTGATAAGGCTCAACCCCAAGCTCTTTATACACAGCGTCAGTAAACATTTGAACATCTGTATAATAATGAACCATATGGTTATGTTTGATAATACCGCTTGCACATCTTTCAACGCATAGATCAATTGCTGCCTTCATTATCGGGCTCCCAGCCTTTGCAGCAATTACTTGTGTGGCTAGCCACGGAGTGTCTCTTTCTATATCTAAAAGCACATCATTATCTTCACTTAGCCAATCTGAAATTGGTGACTTGCAGTGTGTATCCATGTCTGCATAGACTCCACCATTGATATAAAGAATTGCAAATCTCCATAGGCCAGCCTTCATGACACCTAAAGGCAAATTAATATACGTGTTATATACTTCTTCAGAAAAGTTTTCTTTAAAAAACGATTCTCTATCTGGTCCACTCATATATCCGTGTTGCCAATCTGGATTATTATGCTTCCAGGTATTTATGCTATCTTTTGCATAAGTTGGTAAATCTTCATATGATGTTTCATATGTCTGCCAAATAATTTTTTGAATGCTCATCTTTTTTTAATTAATCCAAACTGCTCTAGGTATCTTTGTATGGTCATAGCAGATACTTGACACTCTTTTCCTATTTCTGTCACTGTTTTCTTTTGTACAACATATCTTCTGTATAGCCATTCTTTACTTTGATATAATTTCATCGTTCAGTCAAAACCTTATTTGCATAGTGTGCAATTCCGAATGAATCTGCAACATCAAAATCATCTAGCGATAAACCATACTTAGTATTAAAATAGTCTACAGTTCTTTGCTTACGCATATTTCTTATTTGATTCTTGTACCATGAGTCAGCATATCCTGGACTCTTTAGTCTTATAGCTGCCTTTTCTTCTTTTGTGGGGTTCTTGTTCCCAATATACGCCTGCCAAGACGTTGGAGAAATAGTAATAACACTAGCACCCGTAGACATAAGTTCAGCAATGACAACGCCATATACATAGGACAATTTTATCACAGCATCTGGTGATCTGACAAGGATCGCTCCTTCTACGACAATATAATCAGACTTTAATTCATCTAACATCATAGCCATTTTTCTTTTAGCGTCATATATCTTCTCATATATATCAATGCCCTCAAGATTTACCTTGCCCCATTTAATAGGTATATCATTCTCCATTAAACAAAATGCTATGGAATTAGTTGACGCATCTATTCCTAGAACCCTATTTGCCTGAGTCTTCTTTAGACTAGCTAATGTCATCAATCATTCCTAGCAACTTGGATCTAGCAGAATCACTATTTTTCTTCTCACAGGAAGAACACTTATTCCCTTGATTATATCTACTTAGTTGAACTCCACACTTACAAGCTCTGAAAGCGCCGTTTCGTATTGACTTCTTTTCATAATACTTCTCCATTATCCTTCTATTAGTTGCAATTCTACAGCACTCATCTGTGCAGTATTTTTGATTGTGTGTCTTTGCTTCAAATTCTTTTGAGCATTCTTTATTGTGACATATCATAAAGATGGAACCTTAAATAGCTCAATTTGAACTTCTCCGACTGGTGTTTCTTTGCTATAGCATTCTTTTTTAACTGGACAGTATGTACATGGCATTTTAGATTTAGTTGATCCAGCTGGCCTCATGGGAAGACCGCCCTCTTTAAAGTTGTCCCAGACTTCCTGCATCCACAAAAAGGTATCTTCGATTATCTTTTTATTTTTATCATTCATAACAATTGGAATTACAAGTATCTCCTGAGTATTTTTATTTTCATACAAGAAGAATCCTTCTTTGGCATTTTTAAGCTTCATGTATGTAAGAAGCTGAAGCATGTGATTTGGAGAAGACTTCATTTCAGCCTGTCTTGTATCCCATACCTCTTGCTTTGCCGTTTTTATTTCCCCTATAACAGTTTCTCCATCGTACTCCATAATTAAATCAATGAAGCCACGAATTGGAGGATACTCATTAATAATTTCCTCTTCTTCTGCCCTAAACTCTGGCATAGTAGCAATAAGCTTTTGAAGCCTTTCATGCGCTTGAGTTCCTTGTGCCATATTAGCAACCGCTACTGCATCATTGTTATCTATAAACATAGCCCCACTGAAAGCCATATACCAATATCTTGGACACGTTCCATGTCCGTAACCTAGTGAGCTTGGACTAAAAGACTTTTTAGTCATATCTCCATCTGCACGCTTTGTATTTCTGTAGGATTCATCAAGAAGCTCGGCAAATCTTTCTGGATCAAAGAACTTACCTGTGTGTTTTTTAAATTTAAGATTCTTTACTATATCTCTACCCATTAAGAATTGTACCTAACAACATACTTAAGTGCATCTACAAGTTTGTCTATGGACTCCTTTAAAGAATAATATATATTCTTCTTGTTGTTATTTTCTGTGCCAGCTTTGTCTTTTGCAATAGTTGAGTAATAGGATGCAAGAACTGCAAACTTCGTAGACATTGCTTGTAGCTCCATAATAAGCATTGGTGATTTAGCCGAAGGAACATCTGGATTCATTAAAAGCTTAACAACAATTGCTAATGCTTTATCCAGATGATCGTCATTCATAAAATCATGAAGGTCGTTAAATTCAGTTATACTACTAATTAACTCTAAAGTATTAACGCTATTTTCTTGCATTATTAGACACCTCTTCCATCTATATATTCTTCCGACTTAATATAGAGTGGAAGTAAATTATTTCCAATATTTGGAGATTCGCCCTCAAATACTATTTGCCTTCCGACATTTCCTTTATCTGCAAAGTCTTTTACTCTTTCGTTTTCTTTATCGATCCAATTTTTAATGCCGTGCAGCTTAAGTCCAGTGTTCCATTCTTTGCTACCAGGGTGTCTGTATATACCAAAAGTTCTTATAAATATTTTACTGGGTTCTGACTTGACGGCTCTAGCTCCATGCCAATAAGGTTGGCCAGACGGGAATATAGTTATGTCTCCCTTTTTGGGCTTATAGACTATCAACTTATTATTTTCTTCGTCTACAAAATCTATCTCCCCGCCTTCGTAATCATCATTTAAATATATTGTATAAGTTAATATTTGTTTTGGGCCAGGCTCATCAAGCCTATGATTGTGCCAATCTGTGTGAACACCAATTGTGTAGTCTTGATCTAGATTAAGTCTGTGCTGCAATATTTCAAATGTAGACAGGGGCATGTTGTTGCCCTCTTCATCTTCTGGCGCTAGAATGTCCCACTCTTTAATATCATAAGTCCATCTTCCGCTATCTTTATAGTCGCTTAAGTAGTCGAAGTGGGCTTCTGCAATTGCATTTTTAATTATATTATAACCACTAATATGCTCTTTTTTATTTTTTATATCATATGGATTTGACCAAACGCTTCTCAGACCATATGTGTACCATGGAGTCCATGTCATAATAAGTGTTCCGTCATCTCTATTTTGTGGCTGAGGTCCATGAAAGTCATAATAAGTTGATAAAGATGGGTCTGTTTTTTCCATCTCCTGATAATTTTTTTGAGATATGCGTATTTCATTTAACAGTAACTCAATCTGATCATCAGAAAGTATATCTCTATAGACTGTAACCTGTGGCATAATGGATATCTTATTCATATTTTTTCTCCCAAACTTTTTTATTTATAATAAACATTAACATTAATTATACCAAATCTTTTCCGTTTAAAAAAGTTACACTTTCCTTTTTAATGTGTACTGGCACGCTTGTTTGATCTGTAATTTCTGGTTCGCCTATAATTGAAATGTGCCTACTATATTTTCCAGAATTAAACTCATCTGATTTTCTTTTTAATTCTATTTGCTCCCACTCTTCTTTACTGTAAGACATCCTATTTTCTATCCACTCTTTGCTTCCAGGAAAGTACCAATAAAAAAACATTCTTATTAAATATTTTTCTCCAGACTTTAATGGAAGAACTCCGTGATAATATGGATAGAAAGATGGAAACACTGTTATATCTCCAGGTGCTGGATGAAAATTTATTAAAGAGATATTGCTATCTTTTTCATTAAAAAAAGAAACTTCTCCTCCAACATGTTCATCCTCTAAATACATTGTAACTGTAAGTGCAAATTTTTTACCAGGAACATCTTTATCCCATTGGTGCTCGTCCGTATGGTAGCTCATTTGATTTCCATTATGAGGCTTACCACGATGTTTTAATATGCTTATTTCGCCAAGGCTCCACATTGGGTGAGACAGGTCTGGTGTGCTTACACCGTACTCCCAATCTACATTATTAAAATTATTTTTTAAATAATCTTCTGCAACAAACTTATATATATCGTAAATTTCTTTTAAAACAATATGTTCTTTTAAACTTTTTTCATCTAATTTATCTGTGTTAATGCTATAAAAATTATTTGGGTCTGACTTAGACATTGATCCTAAATCGGACCACTCCCACCAATCCTTTATGTATATCTCTTTGTCCTGGTTTTCTGAATCTTTAATTACTTTTAAAGTATTTTTTACATCGGTAAATAAACCTTTGTATACAAAAATATTTTTTAATATCTCATGCTTAGTAAATTTTTTATTCATGACTTTTTTCCCAAAACTCTATCAATTCTTCTAGGACTGACCATTCTATTATGCCAAGCCTTACTTTAGACTGCTCCCCAATTATAATCTTTAATGCTGGGTGCATGTCTCTATTTACTTTAAAGGTGTCCGTACATATTTTTGCCCATACATCTTTATTTAAAGTAAAAGATTTAGATGCCTCTTTATAATCTACGAGAAACTGATTCCACTGTGCATCACCCTTTTGATAGTCACCCCTACCACTATTTTTTTGAGCTTTTGCACCATCACGTTTTACTTCTGACCTTTCTGACATTATCCAACCTGTATTGAATTCTCATGTCCACTACTACATTTCCATGTCAACAATAATTTGTTTGAATCCCATAAAGCGCCGTCCACATCTAAATCACACTTAGAGCATGGCCTAATTCCATCAAGACTTTCTAATTCATTATAGTCTGGGCCAGATTGCTTGTCAGGATTATTTAAAAACTCATTAAGATTTGGCATTGATTTCCTTAATTAATCTATCCACAACATCTGGATTTTCTCTTAGGTATGCAACTGTTTTTGCACGTCCTTGAAACCTTTCTTCATTAACCGTATACCAGGCTCCGCCTTTTTCTACTATACCGCACATTTCTGCCACGTCAAGGGTTTCTCCAACAAAATCTACTCCTATATGTTCGCCCTGATAATAAAAATCATACTGCCCAGACAAGTTTGGTGGACCAAGCTTATTATAATCAATTATCCAGTTTACTGGCCTTCCGACCCTTTGCTCAATAATCTTATCTCCAACCTTAATGCCTGATTTAATAGCGTTAGCCTCAGCTTCGCTAGACCAAAGTTTAATGACAGTAGAGGAGAAAAATTTAACCGCCATGCCGCCCGTAGGAATATGGCTTGCATGCATGCTGCCAAACTGATTGCGCTGTTGAGAAATAAGTACCAAGAGCGTGTTCTTATTTGCATAGTTGAGCATTTTAACTGCATGTGTCATGTCCTTTGCTTCTGCACCAATTTGTTTGGTATCCTGTAAGTCTTTCATTTCATTTCCATCTTTTTCAAAATAGATGGCTGGCAGAAGTGCTGATATGGAATCAACAACAATAACATCAATGCCAGCATCCATAAGCTTTGTAGCCACATCAACCATATCATTAACTGTTTTCACTTTAGAGTGGATTAAAGATGCTGAGTCTACTCCTAGCGATTCTGCCCAGGACTGGTCATAAGAATCTTCTGCATCAATCCAAGCGCAGGTTTTACCATCTTTTTGAGCCATAGCAATCATCTGTAGGCAGAAGGAAGACTTGCCTGCTGACTTATTGCCCCAAACTAAAGTCTGTCTACCGTAACCAAGACCGCCTTTTAGCGCCATGTTTAAACCTATACTTGGCGTTTTTTGTTTATCAACAACAACATTTTGCGCTGACTGAACCCTAGCTCTTGTTTTTGGATCTAGCTTTGCTAATAAACTATCTATATCTATTTTCATTTTACTACTTTCTATAATATGGGCTATTGTAGTCTACAAATCCTACTTCAAGGTTTCCCCTTGTGCATTGAAAGCCTATTGCATCGTATGGTTTATAGCCATCATCTTCATACATTAACTCAAAACCAAACTCATTTTTATTTGAATCATATGTAACGCACATTGCGCTTCCATTATTTGTAATAAAATCATTTGGCCAAGACTGCTCCTCTAGGAGCTCTTCAAACATTTCTGCTGGTACAGACACTTTGCCCTGATGCTTTAATATAGCAACAAATGCACTGGTGGCTCTAAGGTTTTCAAATATTATTTTTAGCTCTTCGCTATTCATCATATCAGTATACCATTAAAATAAATTGCCGTGAAGTCTTGCTCTACTAGAATTTACTTCCATTTTTTTACTTAATTCTTCGTCAAGACTATGCTCAATTAGTCCGCCGTTCATCATGGATGCGTATATGTCTAGTAAGCGAATTATTACATCTGCCATTTCTTCTACAACCTGCTGCGAACCTTTATTTTTTCGAATAGCTTCTAAAACTTCAGTAACTTCAGAGTGTACAAGAGCTAGCTTATTTCCTATCTTGTCATGATTTTTTGGCCCATCCCAAAAACCTTTTTCAATTGCGGTCTCGTGTATAACTGCGGATAATGCATCTAGTCCGTAATCAGTTACCATTATCAGAAACCTTGTTTTTTAGCTTAAATACAAATGTCTGTGCATCTGAATTATACTCAACCTCTAACTCTTTGTCTTCATTTGCTGAATCTAAAAACGTCATAACTGGAACATTAATTTCTTTAATAGTTTCCATTATTGCAACTAGAACTTTGCTTAAGCTCATTTCTTTAAATAGTTCTTCTGGTGTTTTTTCTGTCATTTTATTTCCTTTACATTTAATGTGCCATCATCTAATTTAGCTAGCACAACCTTACATTTCATACCTTCACGCATTTTTGCAAAAGACATCTTGTACATAGTTGGGAATGCAATTACTCGTGTTAATTCTTTTTCACTGTTAGACAATACTATATGGCTCATCATTTTGCCAGCCTTGGTTTTGTATGGCGTAAAATTAATTACCATATACTCGTCTTTTTCTAGATCATATTCTTTTCTATATAAATAGTCTACAAATATATCTGCAGTGTCTGGCTTAATATCTTTTACATTTACATATCTAGCAATTCTATTGTCTCCCACCAGAATAAAGTACATCTGATTTGGCTCAATCTGAGTATCCTCGTGGTGGAATAAGCCGACAGTACCGCTTTCATCAACAAGCTCAACTCTTGCCCAACCAGTTCCTCGCTTTATGCTTTTTACCATTCCAAACATAACAAACGAACCTAGGTCATCAAAGTCGTCGATAGGTCTTGCTTGAGCCTTAATTCGTGGAGGGATTCCCTCTAAATTAAATGTTGGTATTCCAAGATACTCGTAGTAGCTATCCTTTTCATTACCAGCTCTAGGGTTATCGTTAAAAGCAGCTCCGCCGATAGCATTTAGTGCAGCTATTGCCCTGCTATTTATTCCGCTTCCCTTCTTAGAAGCCTTGTCAATAAAGTCAGAGTAGTCTTTAAATGGTCTCTTGTCTAATATCTTGTTTGCAATACTATCTGAAATAAATTTAATCTCAGCTAAACCAAATATGATTGAATCATTCTTTAAAGAAAAGTATATGTCAGATTCATTTACATGAGGCAGCTTAATTTTAAGACCTAGTCGTTTAGCCTCAATTAAATATTCTGTTCTCGCATCTTTGTCATTTTCGTTTTTAAGAATTGAAAACATGAACTCAAGAGGATAATAGGACTTAAGCCAAGCAGTATAATAACTAAGCATAGAGTAAGCAACAGCATGAGAGCGGTTGAAAGAATACCCAGCATGTGCTTCAAAATCATGCCAAAGCTGCTCTGCTTTTTTCTGAGTAATTTGCTTTGAAGCCCCAGCAATAAATTGATCTTTGAATTGGTCAAATTCCTTTGCATCTTTTTTCTTTCCAATAATCTTGCGGACCTTATCAGCCTCTGACCAAGACATACCACCTAGGTATACGCAGGCTTGCATAACCTGCTCCTGATATATAATAACACCATATGTATTTTCAGTAAACTCTTTCATAATAACATGGCTATAATCAACTGCTTCTTTACCGTGCTTACGGTTAATATATGCAGCACCAACTGTATTCATTGCTCCTGGACGAACTAAAGCATTTGATGCAACCAAGTCCTCAAACTTATCTACACCCATCTTCATTAAAAGATTTGTATATGGGGTTGCTTCCGCCTGAAAAACACCCTTCGTATATCCTTCGCTTAACATTTTATAAACTTTGGGATCATCCATAGTAAGCTCAGAAAGATTAATGTCTTTACCAGATCTTTCCTTGATAGACTGAAGCGTATCTGAGATTACTGATAAAGTCTTAAGGCCTAGTGCATCTAGTTTAATAAGACCTATATCAGCAACCGTATCCATATCGTATGCGACGACTGGAATTCTTCCAGATACCTTATCTTGTGAATCTTCACGAGACTCAACTGGTGCATAATTTCTTAAATCATCTTTTGCTACGACAACCCCAGCAGCATGTACTCCAACTGACCTAATGCGACCACGCAATCTTTCAGCAAGCCAAACTACCTCTGGGTACCTTGCTCTAAAATCTTTTGTATTTGGTGAATCCATAAAATCTTCAAAGGTGTCTACGGTTTTTAGTGCACGATTTACTTCTTGAAGTGGAACCATGAATACACGAGCAGCATCACGAACAACGCCCTTATCTTTAAAATAAGTGTAAGTTGAAATTGAAGCTACGTGCTTAAACTTTTTCTTTAGGTATTCTTTAACTTCTTTTCTGCGGCGGTCTTCAAAGTCTGTATCAATGTCTGGAAAGTCATTTCGCTCTGGATTAATAAATCTGAAGAAAAGAAGGTCATATTTAATTGGATCAACATCTGTAATTCCCAATGAATAACAAACTAAAGATCCAGCGGCAGAACCACGCCCTGGCCCAACCTTAATATTATTTTCTTTAGCCCAATTAATCATATCTGCAATAACCAAGAAATATGAGGCAAAGTTCTTTGAGGCAATGACGGATAGCTCTTCCTCTACACGAGCCACATAAATATCATCTGAGGCCTTCTGAAGCCTCTCTAAGCCCTGATAAGCCAACTCCCTAAGCTTCTCATCGGCATCTGTTTTTGGTACTGGCAGAAGGTCAAGATTCTGATTGAAGTCATAATCACTAACCTTGTTAGCAATCTCCATAGTATTTTCATATATATCAGTACGGCTAATTCCAGCCTTATTAAAGTCAGATTCAATTTCTGAGCGTGACTGAATAAACAGATTGTAATCTTGAAAGGAAATTCTACGATCTGGATAAAGATAATTAAATCTATCTAACATATCCTTCATATTACGAGACATATCAAAGTCAGCATCTTTATCAAACTTAGGAGATGTGGATAGAATTAATAATGCTTCTTCCAATATTCTATCTTCTTCTTTAGCAAAGTGGGCATCTCCTGTTGCCACCGCTTTAATTTTAAGTTCATCTGCTAGCTCAAGTAGCTTTGAGTTTATCTCTTTGGGATTGTGAGATTGCACCTCAACGTAAAAGTCTTCAGAAAAAGTTTTCTTAAAATCTTGTAGTAAAAGCTTGGCTTCGGAGAAGTCTCCTTTTTCAATAGCCTTAGAAACAATTCCGTTAAGGCATCCAGAAAGGACAATAATACCTTCCGCATATTCTTTTAAAACCTCTCTATCAATACGTGGCTTATGATAAAAGCCTTCGTTCCATGCAAGTTCCTGCAAAATATTTATATTCTCTAAGCCCTTTTTGTTCTTAGCCAGAAGAATAATATGATTGTATGCCTGAATAGATTTATCTGTTTTTGATGAACGATCAAATCTATCCGTTGGAGATATATATGCTTCAACTCCAAGTATGGGCTTGATTCCTAATTCCTTCGCAGCAATTTGCATATCTCTGTGGGATGACAAAGTTCCGTGATCCGTAATTGCAATTGCCGTCTGTCCAGCATCCAATGCTGCTTGGCATAATTCTTTTGGGGAATTTAATCCATCCATTAGTGAATAATAAGAGTGGACATGCAAGTGTGTAAAGCTCATTTAGTATCCGCCCTGACATTCATTTCTAGTATGATAAAGCCTAATCTTTGTCATAACCTTTTTATTTGGTGCATATAAATCTTCATTACAGCATAAGCAATTCATATGCCATTCCTTTGCAAAAAAGTCGTAGAGCATGCCTTTAAAATCTTTATACTTGTTTGACACAAATGTATCAAATGGGTCTGGTATCTCTAAGTTAATCATTTCCGCCGTTTTCTATCATGTACCAAAGGTGGGATTCGAACCCACGCTGTATAGATTTTAAGTCTACCGCCTCTACCGCTGGGCTACTCTGGCATAAGAGGGCAGATTTCTCTGCCCTCCGCCAAATTATAACCAGTCTAGGCTACTGTTTGTTGATGAGTCAGAAGACTCTTGTCCAGCTTCTCCGTTAAAGAAAGCTTCTTGTTCTGTATATGGCATATCACGAACAGCAGTTTCTTCAAGCTTATACAACTCTAGTGAAGATGAGTCAAAGTCTGACTCGTCTTTTGCTAAAGGAATAATAGTGTAGCTTGTATCTGTCTTTGTGCCAGAACGTTTAATACGCCACATTAGGTTTGTAATGCTACCCATTTCTCCAGCGTATTCAATTAATGTTGGTGTTACTGTCTTTCCGCTAGAACCCTGTGAAAGAATTGCAACATAAGGTTCTTCTTTGCCATCGTCTACTAAAACATTAATGTAGAGTCGTGAACGACCTTTCCAGCCTGCCTTGTAATCTTTGCGATGTTGTTCACAGCCATAGCACTTGCCCTGATCTTCCATTGAGCATAGCGCCTTGCGGCGATAGTCTTTAGGGTTTGTGTGCTCTACTGCAATAAAGCCAAGTCCATTCTTTTCATTATAACTTGGTGAATCTGGATCTAGCTCCTGTAGAAAACGAATCTTAACGCTTTCTGTATCTTCTAGCTTAACCCAACGTGCTTTAGTTCCTTCGCCACCTGATGACTGTGGCTTATCCATTACTTTGTTTAGGTCTTTTAATCCCTTAACGATACCCATTTATATCCTCTTTTCATATAGTTGACAGTATATATCTGTCTGTATTGCTATTATATCATGGGTTCCAAGATCGATATTCGATATCGGAAACTGCGTTTTTTATACAAGTTTTTATCTCATCTTCTGACATATCACCTGCGTCTTTTGCTGCATGTGGATATATCTTACCATATTCATAAGAAGCCCACAAGATGTCTTTATTCTTTAATTTATTAGCAATGCTCATTCCTAATGCCCTTCCAGCTTCATCTGCATCAGTCATTATTGTTATTCGATTAAAGTATCTATTTAAAAGATGATGCTGTTCGTTTGAAATAAATCCTCCAAGTGTAGCCACAACATTTGGAAATCCAGCCTGATGAACACGAATTGCATCAAAGCTAGACTCAACTACAACTACATGATCACCAATCTTCTTTGCCCTGTGAACATTAAACAAGGTTTTGCTCTTTGGAAGATTCGTGCTATTCTTAAATGATTTGCCCTCTATTGATCTACCAACAATTCCGATAGGCATTCCGTCTGGACTGTGAACTGGAACTGTAACCATATCCATATTCTTCGAATATCCTAAATTAAAATATTTACCAGAAGCCATATTAATTCCTCTGGACTCAAAATATTTCTGTGCTTTCCATTCCGTAACTAGATCATCATTTAGTTTAACTAAAGTATCTTGTGAAAATTCCTCAAACACTGGTTTATCCTCTAACATCTCCGCCATCAATTCATCAAAGTTATTGAGGGACTCTGTTTCCTTAGCGGCAATATACCTCATAGCCTCAAAGTCATTCTTGTTGAGAACCTTTTTAATTAGCTCAATCAACGTTCCAGCTTCACCGCAGGCAGGATTAAAACAAATAAATGCGCCTTTATCACGACTTACGCTAAAGCTTGACGTATGTCTGTTTGAATGAAATGGACAATAGCATAGAAAATCGTTTGATGTTTCTCCAACTATATCTAAACCTAAAGACTTTAAGATCGATTTGATATGGTTGGGCGCATATTGCGTGAGATCAGTTTTCCCTGAGACATTCCCTCTGATAGCCATGCCTTCTTCTTTCCTACGTAAACTCCATGCAAGGTCATTAAGAACTTCCATGTTTCTCCTGTGAATTCTACTGCAAAGGCTGGATCTATGTCAAGTACCCTTGCGTACCCTTTGTCACGCATTTGATGTGTAAGCATGCTTTCATACTGATGCTTAATTTTAATCATTTCAGAATCATCTAAAAACTCAACATTAATTTGAAATCTTCTAATTTTTTTGTGAGTCATTTTGGAAGGGATTCTCATAAATCTCTTTGATGATACCCCTATTGATATCCCAATCTAAGAATACATTAAAGTCTTGTCCATGCCTGTTCTTTCGGCTAACCACCTCAACCATGTTTGTATTAGTGTATTTGTGAATTGCAATAGCCATATCAGCATCGTACTCGATAGCCTTTGACCATGCAACCTGAGATAGCATTGGTGGAGCATCTTGATCTGTAATATCATCCATTGTTGCCGCAGTAATATCAATAACTGGAATTCCGTTTGTCATTGCTAACATTTTAAACTCACGAGAGATGTTCATGTTACGTTCTGTTGCACCTGAGCTACGCTTTGTATCTGAGAATAACTGATGATAATCAAGAATTACTAGGTCTGGCTTATGCTGATCAATTTTTGCTTGAACTGTGTTTGCGCTTACATCAGACATTCCTTCGCTTGACACCAATACAAAACCGTTTTTATTTTCAAACTTCTTAGATCCCCAAGACTTTAGGTCATCTATATTAACATCTCCCTTTGCAAAATCGCTTGCACGGAATAGACCTGAGCCCATCATTGTATATATACGATTACGCATATCTTCTGGAGACATTTCAAGAGAGACAATCATTGGTTTAAATCCTTGCTCCCAAGCCTTGCATGCAAGGTATGAGGTAAACCAAGTCTTACCACGTCCTGGCCAACCAATAGCAACAATTAAATGTCCTGGAGCCATTCCAGTAGGATACGCTTTATCAATTGCATCAAAGCCAGTAAGGATTCCAGGGCTTCCACCCATTGCTGCAGAGCGTTCTTTTACTGAAGCAAAGTGGGTGGCTGCAGACTCAAGATCTGTAACATCTAAATCTCTTACGTTATTAGTAAACTTAGAAAGCTGAGATAGCTTTGCCTGCATATCAGCAATAACTCTACCCGCTGCATCTTCCTTTAATGCTGACCCAGATTGAATTAATATACTTTTAAGTCTGCTACTTAAATATTCATTCTTAAGCTTATCTAAGTAATATCCTGTTTCAGCCTTTGTATTAACTGGCTCAAAGTCTTTAAATCTTTCTGACAGGATACCCACTTCTGGAACAGCCTTGAACTTATAATAGTATGATTTTAAAGATTCCCAGATATCTCTGTGTGATGTAAATATCTCATCTACGTTATCTGCTAGTAATGTACTAATGTCTTTATTCTTACATACTGCGGAGATTACTTCTGCTTCTGTATTCATTACTCCCCGCCTTCAACTAATTTCTTCGTTGCTTCTAATAGCATACGACGATTCTCTACATCTTTTTCCATTGCAACTCTTAAATGATCAATCTTATCAAAGTTGTAAAAGAAAAAGTTTAATGGGTGGCCAGACTTACTTGTCTTAAAATAATATATTAATAGCTCTTTGGCACAATCAAACCCTACGCTATCAATTACATCTTGCATTGCCCACTTTTCTCTAAACTTATTTAGCTTTGGCTTTCGGCCATACTTTTCTAAGTATAAAGATTCATATAGTCCAATTAGGACATACGGCTCTTTCTCATTTGCCACTAGGCTTCTTCAATTCTTCTTCAACTTCACGAGTCTTCTCAATAAGCTTTTCTTCTACAAACTTATAAACACGTTCTGTTGCAGCCTCAACGCCTTCGCCTTGACGAACTGAATCTTCTATTCCAATACCAATCTTGATACTTTCGTAATTGCCAAGGTTGCGAGTAAACGATAGGTCTACTTTAACTCTAGTGTCTGACATTATTCCGCCTTCCATACAGGGACAAACTTTCCTTCTTCGGTCTTAGTATACAATATTAAGTTGTGTTTGAGAAGTGCCAATATCTCAGCCCTTGAAGGAACTTTTGACGAATGGCCAACCTCTAAGATAAACTCATGTAGATCTAATATGTCTTTATGACTGAACATAAACTTAGACCATGAGCTATCTGGATTACCAATTGGATATATTCTGGCAGGAACTTTAATCTTGCCCTCTAATATATAATCTTCTATAGTAACCTTATGCTTATTTAAAAGAGCTGATACATCTTTGATTGAATAAGCATTCTCCATAGATTTTTCTACTTGAGTGTATGAGTATAACATTCTTTTTTTATCTTCATACGACCAAGCAATTAATTCATCTTTGGCTCTTGATGATTTTAATACTTTATGAATTTTCCCGTTTAAGAAGAAATAAAGAAACTTTTTGCGTGTCTTTGATCTTGTTTTTCTAGCCATTTACCTAATGCACTCGTTTCTTTATTAATCATCCATCGCTTCCCGCACATTACGCAGAATAGCTCCACATGTAGTTTTTGAGAGAATACCCTATCAACAAATACTCTTCCGTTACATTTTTGACACCACATTATAAAGTAAATACCTTTCCGTCAACAACACACGAATAATCTGGAGACACATGAATCATTTGAATATGAGGATAGTCATTAACAATGTGTGCTACAGCAAACCCCTTTTGCCAATCGTGATGTTGGCTATACTTCATCCCATCAGATTTTTCATCACACATATGTCCTATTTCGTATCCACGAAGAGTTTCGCCCTCTCCGTTATTTCTAAGCTCGTATGTAACCATATGAGAAGCAATTCTGTGTGAGTGTCCTCTAATTAAAGATATCTGCAAATCTTCCATGTCTTTTCTTACTGCGCCACCTGCGGCAACCGAAAGTCCGTGATGCACATGGATATCTCCAAAGCGTCGCTTTGGCAATTCATTATAATAAATATATTCATATCCTAATGAATCTAGACTCCACATTGATTCTGGAGTTACTTCAGATATATATTCTGGAAGCTTGGCGTCTACGTAGTTAAAGACTCTAATATCATGGTTACCTAATGCTGAAAAAAGCTGTGCGTCTGGAAGCATTTCCCTAGTCTTAGCATAAAAATCTCTTGCGCCTTTTGCTTCGTGTCGCATCATTGGAACAATCAAATCTTTGCTATCATTCTTGTGATAGTTTAAAAACTCTGCTGATTTGCCCTCTGTATACTTGCTATAACATGCCTGATCATCTGTATCGCCAAGGTAGTCTACGACATCTGGCTTGAACCACTTCATTACCTTAAACCATAGAGCAATCATCTTATCATCTTGATACGGGAATTGCTGATCTGATGATATCATCCATTTTAAATCGTTTGACATTGTTTACCTTAATACGAAAAAAGCCACGGGTACGTGACTTTGATGTTACAGTAATTGTAACATATTATACAGCTGTGTCAATGTTAGCTATTGCTAATAGGTCTTAAATATACTGCAATCCAAAATATTCCGAAGTTGTTCTTGTTTACGTTAGATGTAACGTATATAGTTTTTTGTAATCCCGAACCATGAACACTTGCAGAGACAACTTCCTTGGCATTTAGCTTTCCGCCAAGCCCCACTATAATCCATGGGTTTTCTGTCTTTCCAGTATACTTCTTACTTAATTGATCAGATATATTTATGGTTACGACATCGTTTGCCTTTAAGTCTACTGACTCTCTGTTTCCAGAAATAACTGGAACGGTAGTTCCTAGCAAAGAATCTACAATGTCTCCAGCGGTTGACATTGCTCCAAAATTTCCTCTAAGTTTTACAAGCTCAGTATACATTTCATTTAGAGATGTAACATTTAACGGTTCACCTTCTTGGAATATATTTGCCATTATAAGTTTTCTCCTAGTTCATGCATATTTGTTTCCGCCTCACTTACCTCTATTAACATAGATCTATTTAGTCCATATTTATCAAATACGTCTGGGCTTAGTATATGACGTCTTTTATTTTGAGATATTAAATACATTTTACCATCTGCTATGTTTTTTATCAAGGTTCCGTCTCTAAACCCCAATCTACCTGCAGATTTGGTAGCAGACAAAGCATCGTCTGTTGCGAGCACTTCTACAAATGACCAGGATCTAGCAGCACGCTCAGATATAAGCTTATACTTCTTGCTATCTTTAATCCAGTATGTACCTGTATCTGTTTTGACCGCTATTCCTGATGGAAAATTAGTTTGTGAGGTTATCAAGACTGGCTGAGTAGTCTTTTGCTGCTTCTTCTTTAGCATTTTTCTCATTCATTAATTGTGTTAAATCAGCTCGCAGGACAGCGACCTGTGTTTCGTAGTTTGATACTAGCTCCCCTATGCGTTGCTGTAGGGCGGCTATAACTAGCTCCGCTTTTTCTATCATGATACCTCTATGCTGTGAGTGATGCTAGCTCTGTTGTAAGAGCAGCTTTCTTTGCATTTAATTCTGTAATATCAGAATTAAGACTAGAAATTTTGCTAGAGTCTGGAGACTGAACAGCTTCCTCTTCAATAACGGAAACTTCTAGGTTGTAAATTGAATACTCAATATTTTTAATATGTTGATTTACAATTGCAGTCTTTTCTTCATTTGTTAAAATTGTTGACATTTTATTCCTCCTTTCATATTATAGCATATTAACCTATTTGGTCAATACCGTTTTTTAGATCATTTATGGTTACATTAAAAAACTCAATTGCCTGGTTTTGTCTTATAACCTGCTCAACTATTTGCTCTCTAATTCCATTTAATATCTGTGCATCAATTTCTTCTTGAGAAGGATTTTGGGTATACCTAATGGTCCTTTCGGTCTCACGAATTTTTTCTTCAATTATCTCTATTTTATCTTGTATTGTAATTGTCATTCTATCTCCTATGGGTAAACCGCAACGCCGCTTTTTGCTGTTACTGTATTTTGTATTGATGCGCTAGTAATTGGACTAGCCAATGTAGTTCCATTAATAATAGTAATTTGAACTCTATAGTAAAAGTTTGCAGATGCAGAGGTGGTTCCTGTAGGCTGATTTGTTGTTATTGTTGCTATATTTGAAGCTATTGTTAAAGATTCTGCAGCGCCGTTTGTAAATTGTCCTGGAGTTGAAAAATCATTACTCAATGATCTCTGTATTCTTGCTGTTGCCGATGTAGTGTTTGCAAAAGTTATACTGAAGGATGACTTAGGATCTCTCCATGGGGAGGTAGACAATGTTCCATTTCTTCCGCCAGTTGAGCCTGATATAGATGTAACAGATCCAGCAACTGGAATTGCGGTCCACTGAGCCCAGAACGTATCATTTGCTGTTGGTGTAAATGTGCCATTATTAGCAACAAATGTGGGGTCTCCACCAAACTCTGGCTTTCTCCATTGTGAAAAATTAAATCCAGATCTGGTTCCTGGGGAAGGTGCTGTATGTGCAAGACCTCGAGCACGTGTTGTTGTACCTCCAGCAGGCAATCCTCCAGTGGTTCCTCCATTAGGTCTCCAATCAATAGACCAATTTAATGTAGTCTCTGTCCATTGAGCAAATAAGCTGAGCGCTGCATTTGATGTATATGACGCTCCAGCGGCATAACTTGTTCCAGTTCCATTGGCTGCAGTGTTCCAGCCATTAAACGTATACTGTGTGCTGCCAACTGTTGCACGAGTTGGTGCTGTTGAACTTAATGTCAAGGTAGTTCCATGAATTTTAGTTTGAGATGCGGGTGCGCCCGTTCCACCATTGGCATTAAAAGTTACTGCGTATGTTTTTGCTGTCCAGACTCCAGTAAAACTTAAGCTACTTGTTGGATTAAATGTGCCTCCATCATTTACTGTATATAAAATATCCCCGCTAGACGGGTTTCTATAATAAACGAAATCAAATCCGTCTCTGGTTCCTGGGGAAGGTGCTGTATGAGAAACTCCTTGGTTTTGTGTTGTTGTTCCACCACCATTTCCTCCATTTGCATTCCATGTAATGGTCCAAGTTGGGGATGTAAATGTAACACTTCCAGAGCCAGTGGTATCTCTTACTGCATCTGCACCTGTTGCAAATGCAGTTGAAGCTAATGTAACTCCAGTGCCACCCTGGGTAATTTGTGGATAAACTGTCACACTCTGAAGTGTAAATGTATTGGCACTTGTACCAATTAATATAGATGGGTTAGCGTCTGAAGAATCTCCATTTAGAGTTTGCGTTCCTGGAGTTCCGCTTACAGTGTAGAGTATTCTGTAGCTTTGGGCATTTGTTTGTGACCATGTAACATTAACTCTTTTATTAGTATTAACTGCTCTAATGCTAACATTTGCTGTTCCAGTTGATGTAACGCTAAAACTTCCAGAAGTTAAAAGTGATGATGGGTTTGTTGGTGATGATCCGCCAGATCCTGCTCCAGAGACTGTAAACAATCCTGCTGCTGAAGTATTTAATCCATTTGCCCACGAAACAGATCCAGTATTAGATGGTGCCGTATTTGATACAGAAACACTTGTTGCAGATGAAGGCACTATGGTTGTATTGGAAATAGATATTCCAGATATTGTAGGAGCTGCAACTGTATTAAATGTTCCAGTTGCTGAAGTTCCAAATGTTTTTTCACCATTTTTTGGCGATATAGTATATGAATATTCTCTTGGTGCCAACAATCCAGTAATAGAAATAGGTGTTGATGGAGATGTTACTGTTCTTGGGTATCCAGATATTGATGAACCAGCGTATTTAATATCTATATCATATTCTGTCATATGAGATTGGGTGTAGGCTATTGACGCAGTTGTAGA